CGCTCAAACTCGATCAACGCCACACCCCGGGACACCGTGCTCTTGCTCTTCTTTAACATCTTGGCGATCTGCCCAAATGATCTCCCCCGTACACGCAGGATATAATAGAAGACCTGGCGAGCCAACGCCACATCCCCAGGCCGGGCATTCCCCAGGATCTCTTTCTCCGATACCTCCAACTCTGCGGATACCGCCGTCAACTCTTCTTCGTAATCATTCATGCCAAGACTTCTCCTCTTCTGAAAGTTCTTTTGAATAGATATACCGTTGCACCTTCTCCTCATCGTAATTTTTTATCGCATTGTAGATACGAACATAGACCTCGTACTGTACCCCAAGTTCAGATACCCATGTCTTCACGATGCAACCGATCAAATCGCCATCTACCACAACGATATCTCCAAATATATACTTTGCTTTATTCATAAATTCGGCAACCTCTCCTCCAGCACTTTCAAACTCTTCTCCATTTGACGGATCTCAGACTCAATCTGCTCCGCCCAGATCCGATTTTTCCGAATACTGCGACCCAAGCTGGCATCATGCTCCGCCAACGCCTCCTTCGCATACTCAACTCCCGTACTGAGACAATCCATGGCATCGTTTAATGTGTCGTAATCAACAGCCACCATGATTGGTTGTGGACCTTCCGGGTCTTTCTCCACTATTAAATCACTCATCCTTCAATTCCTCCACTATCTTATGGTGATCCATTCCACGCCATCCAATATAACTGCTACGCTCTACACGCCACAACTTGCCCTCAATGTCACGAATCCGCTCCGTCCCCAGCGGAAGGAACAAAATACGTCCTGGTACACCAATGTAGTCTACCTCTGTCTCTTCGTTTGTCATAACTTTACCTTCTGATACACCTGATTATGTAACCATCCTATCTGATACGCATACGCCTCACTTGATTCTCGACTCAATTGAATCCCTATACGATCAAACAAGAATTCTACCGCATGGAATATCTCATGAGCCAAAAACTCATGAAAAGTATCTGAGTCATTCGAAACTCGCATGATTGTTGCACCACCGGATAACATCACTGTTCGACCACCTGTAATCGAACACGTCTCTAACGCTTCTATGCTATCAGGATCTAAAGTGATCCCCTTCTCTTTCTTTAAGAACTTCTGAAGCTGCTTATCTGTGTGAATACCAATATCAACCAGAATATCAAATGGATAAGTCCCATGGTGAATAAAAAACATCTGCTTCTTTATCTCTTTCTTTGTCATATCATTCTTCTCCCTATTAAAATGCACTCAACTTCCCTATCCATAAAGCACGGGGTCTCGACCTCAACACATGAATGTACATGCCAGCATACTTTGATCCATCCAATGTATAAGGCAAATCCCGGTGGCTTTGATGGTTTCGCTTCCGATACTCCGACAACTCCGCCCTCAAATCCAACTCCGTTTGGGTTCCTATTATCAAATCCTCCGGCTCCATGTCATGATTCGTGTGGAATGTAGTGAATCCCTCACGTATTTTATTAATCAATTCTGTCTTCATATCATTCTTCTAAATTATAGCCACAGGACAGGTTGAGGGTATTATGAGTGGGGAAGAATACAAGAACCCCTAGCGACCCCCTCCTCCCTTACGCATGCATAGCCGCACACACATGCTGTCCTGTGGCTTGAAATTGTCACTTCTGACCTCCCCTCAAGCTGATCCCCAATGTCTTCTCCGCCATCTCTACCGTCGTCTTCGCCGTCAACTGAGTAGCCAACTTCCCTACCTCTTCTGGACTACTGAATCCCCACTGAGCCAAAATCTCCTCCGAGGTCTTCGCCGCTGGCTTCTCCGATTTCCTCCGAATGTGCTTTCGCTTGAATAAACTCACAACTCCCCCTCCTTCCACATCTTACTCACCAAATAGCCAATCCGGTAACTCCACACGTAACTCAGCAACAAGTCACGTGTGTCTTCCTCCCACATCCCCTTCAAGTTGAATCCATTACGCTCGTAGTCTTCCGCCCATCGATACGCCTCCGGTCCCGTCATCGCTTTTTTGCGACACAGAATTCCCTCCAGCTCCTCATAAATTTCCTCAAACTCCTCCTGGTTTTCCGGTGTCCCGCCATCCACACAGTCATCAAACCGAGCCCATACCCCATCCACAAATGCATCCCAGTCAAACCCGTCAATACTCTCCGGTGTCAAATTAATCGACCTCCGCCAGTACTTTTCGTTTGTCACAATCCACTTCGCCATGCGGTTGAAAGAAAAGCTGGACGTCAACAATGCATTCGTCACCAACATATCCCCATCCCTCACAATCCACTCCAGCATATCACCCCTACCCGTCACTGTATGCCTCCCCAAGTCACTGCTCACTTCCAAATACCCATCGAAATACAACAGAATGATCTCCTCCCCTAGTGGTCCACCTCCCCCCAGTATCAAATGCCGGTTCGGGGCATTGTCCTGCACCACCGCCGGCCTGTACCCTCTCAAGTCCGCCTTCAGCCGACTCAAACTTAACTCACTGTATTTTGCTTCTTCACTCATAATTCTGATTCCATTAATTCCTCCAATAGCACTCTCACTGCTCGTTCGCAGGTTCCTGGCACAACTCCATTTCCGAGCAGTCGGAGACGGTCCACTCGATGGGTAGTTGGGTCCACCCGACTGGAAGTCCCATTAGTTGCTCCACCCAATCTGGGTTCAATTGTCCGAGGTTCTTCCCACTCGTACTGCTGCTCTCCGGGTCTTGCTGGCCATCCTCGCTGAACCGCATCCGCTTGGTCAAGGAGTCCTGCTTCTCCAGCCCCGTAATCTTGTCCCCCTCCGAAGCTTGTGGGGTCGGCCAGTTCTCCGGATCTATTTGCTCCCTCAGATTCGCTGGTGCAGTTCTCCCTTTTCGGGCCCAATCGAACTGCCTTTGTAATGCCTCCGGACTCCGACTCGGCATGTAATCCATCGTGTTCGGGGTTGCCCAGTTCTTTACTACCTGTGTCGCTTGACTCAATCCCCATGTTCTGTGTGACCCCGTCTCCTTGTCGTATGCCCTCTGTCCCACCTCCACAGGAGTTCCCTCCTTCGTCTCTGCATTCTCTGGAGTCCATCCAGGTTCTTGTGCCTTCGGTGTCGGCCACCCCGACGATGAACACCCGCTTCCGCTGGTGGCTTGCCCCGACTTCACTCGCTGAGAATACGCCCCACGTACAGCGATAACCTGTTCTTTCCAACTCTCTAAGGACATGGAGCAATACTGGAGTTCCTTCCGGGTCGTTCCAGTCGCTTCCTTTGAGCTTGCTGCTGATGATTCCTTCGACGTTTTCAAGCACAACCATCCCTGGTCGAATAAGTCCAATTGCTTGTCGGACATGGGGCCAGAGGTGTCGGGGATCGTCGTCGGCTGCTCTTGCTCCTGCACAAGAGAACGGCTGGCACGGGAATCCAGCACTGAGGATGTCCACGCATCCTCGAAATCTCCATGCCGGGAACGTCTTAAGATCCGTCCAGACAGGTGCTTCACCCAACTCTCCCGCTTCCATCTTTGTGACCAGGTTCGCTGCTGCGAAAGCTTCGATCTCCACATGAGCGATTTCTCGGACATTTGGCCAAACTCTTCTGAGTCCAAGCCCAATTCCGTCATATCCGCTACAAAGCGAGAGGTGTGTAATTGTTTCGGTAAAATCCACATCAGCCATTCCTTAACTCCACCACTCCAGTGTAGGGCTTGAATTCTTGTTGTGTCCAAAATTCACTATGGTGACCCACTACGGTTCTCTCATAATTACTCTCAACCACTACCCCCCTACAGATGTCCGTAAACATTACGACGAACTCTCCATCAACATGGATCATTAACTTCGGGTACTCCGGCTTATCCTCCGCCGGGCTGTCTATTCTCTTCGATTCTATCATTTCGTTCCTTTCGTTCACTACATTCAAATTTACGCGGTCAGTCTTCATTTCTTGCCCTCCACACATAAGGGATAACGATCCCCTGTAATCTCCTCCAAACGATCACGCATCTCCACTGCCTCATTCAGTGCTCTCGCAATCCACTCCGCCCTCTCCTTACTCGTCGCATAGCACAACGACGAATCCGAACCCGCCGGAAACACTCCCCACTCGCAATCGAACTGCACCGCTATCGATCCTATCTCAAATTTACTCATCACTCGCCTCCCAAAATTCACGACTCAACTGCCCAGCATGGTAAATCACATCCTCCAACGCTGTCTCTATCCCCATGTGAGCACTCACATCCCTCTCCCTAGTTGAAAATACTTCCTCGAAGGAAATACTTCCACTACTCACAGAAAACTCATACACTTCATTACTCAATACCTTGCCGCTTAACGTAGATACCGATATCTCAACCCCCTTCGATGTCACGTCCAACTCCAAACGTCCAGGCATGTTATCGCCCTCTACGGCTCGATCTTTTAACTCTTCTCTTAATTCACTCATCTAATCACTATATCATACCTTGTTAGAAAAACGCACACTTTATTTGCGGAAGGTTGGTTATCTACGATGTTAGAATATATCACAAGCAAAAAATGGGAGTATCCGTTGTCTGGGTAGTATGATGAATGCGGTAGCCTCCGGCCAGCGGGGGTGGGGGCCACCCCCTGGGGGCGGTGGGGGTGGGTATCGATCCGGGTGGACTGCAATGGGGTGGTGGGGGTATCGATCACCATCCGGATGACCCAGAATCAGATGGTGACGCAAATATGCGAAGCTGATGACGCAGATATACGAATTAGACATAATGACTATTGTGCGAACAAAATAGCGGTAGTGATCCTAACTTGAATATTTGCGAGCGTCCTTAGATATCTACCGAAGCGTCAGAGTTATCTGAGTTATCGTCATCAGGCTCCACTTTTTTCACCTTACGCACGGGTGCGTCCGCGGCATAGTAGACATTAAAGGTGACGCTACCTGGCTTACTGGCTCCAGGACCGTCCAATCCCATGGCTTTCCGGGCGATGTTTGAGGCCCTGTCAGCGATCTTGATCGCAGTTTCCATCTTGTATAGATCACCCGCGTTGGCCTGCTCCTCGAAGTGGTCGAAGGCAGTGGACGTAGCGGCAGCCGACCTACGGGCGAGGTCCGTTAAGAACTCTTCAGTCAAACCTTCGGTTTTTTTGGAGAGTTGCCTTGCCCTTGAATCAGCAAGTTGCATGGACTCCTGAAAGGTTTGTTTAATGTCACTCCATTTATTTTCTTTAATCTTTGCTTTGATACCGTGGACAGGTCTACGGAGGATGGAGGCACACTGTTCTACGGAGAGGTTCTCCTCGATATAAAGTTTCCTGAGCTGTTCAAGTTCCTCTTGTGTATAGTGTTTATTACTATTTTTTGCCATAGTTATGTAGAGGTGCTATTACTAACTGGATATACAGATTGAAGGGATGTTCTTAATGTCAATAGGTCGTTATCTACATCAGCGAGTTTAAGAGCTTCTACATCCCTGAGTGCGGTTTCGATATCTTGTTCATTCATGTGAAGTAGGATAGCATACAAGTGGCTTATATGGTATAAAAAAGTACAACCGGAGCAGAGGAGTCTGGGAAATCGACGAGAAGACACCGATGTGCCTAAACTGGTACGTAGGCATACCCTGACCCCCAAAAACGCCTTCTAGGGGCAACCATACAAGCTTCCTGACAATCTCAGCCCAATACCCATCCTGCCTGCACCTATCGCCAGTGAGTGTGTGGTGGGTAGATTGTCTGGGTCGGACGGTTCGACTTTGTGTGTCGTCGCTGGTATGTGACGTGTACGATCTGTAAGTTACGCCTGCGACGTTCATTGCTCCGGGATCTCCATCCCTTCTTGATCGGCTGCGTTTCCGGTTCCCCTTTAGCCTGTTGGTGTGGGGTCCCTGTAGTGCCTGTGGCGTTCGAGCGGATAGCGGATCGAGAGGTCGTAGTGTCGTTGGGTCGTGAAGTCGATACCTAGACCTACCTTCCCTTTTTTGAGCCCTGCGGGTGGCCTCAAGCCATCCCGCTAAGGGCGGAGTGTCGTTATATTCGACCCTTCCTTTCGAGAGAACGTAGTTCTCGAAGGAAGGAAGTGCGTGTGTACGGGGGTGTCGCGTGGGCGACGGAGCGGACGTGCATTATGCGGGATCGTGCGGGTACATGATGCGGGGTTCATGGGGTTGGTGTGTACATGTACGCCGGGACGATGTGCGAGCGACGGAGGGCGTACGCATTATGCACGATCACACCACGTGAGCCTACATCCCCCCTGGCGATTAGGAGCGGAGCGACGACCCTGGAATGGCACGAACGCCGCGCGCGCATGCGGGCATGGAATGGTCGATGTAATATTTCCTAACAATTAGGCTTGACGGGGTAGTGGCACGTTCGAAGGATGGGGGTATGAATGATACCGAACTTCTCGTACACGATGGCGAACTCCATTACTTCAAGCTGACCATCACAGACAAACAAGAGGCTTCAGTCTCCGGACATGTCCAAAAGGTGCTCGAGTGGCGGGACAATAACAAACCCTACAGCTTCGAGGACTACTTCACCTTCACCATTAAATGGGACGGGGATCTTCATGTCGAATTTGTGGATCGCGGTGCTCTTACCCTCTTCGGCCCCCTGGAGGTCGTTTATCACTCCCGGTTGATGGTGGAACTCTACCAATGGGCTCAACGAGAAGTACCAATTGAACAAGACGAATGGATCGAGAATTTATGAATAGGGATAAATACAAGGACATCCGTAAACAACTCGGCACTCAAGCCACTGTTGCGGAGAAACTGGACGTTCGCCGGGAGACCGTCGCTTGCCGGGAGTCCGGCAGGACCACCATCTCCGTCGAGGCCGGACTCGCCATTTTACAACTACTCGCCCAGGACCGGGCGAAAAACAAGAAAGGATCGAAGTGATGGACTACACCCCCGAAGAGCGGCAAATGCTCAACAATGACCTCTACAAGCTGCAAAAGCACCGTGCGGAGGTCTCCGATGAACCCTTCTTTACTTTCTACGCAGGTAAACTGCTGACGCTACTTCCGAAGGGATGCCCCAGTAAGCAAAAACTGGATAAACCAGAAGTCTGCTCCATTTTGCATGACATGGCGGTGAAAGGACACCCTATCCTCGGTCGCCCCGAAGGGAGCAATCAGTATTGGCTCCAAGTCGGTGACCAGGCAGTGCCGAAGATCACCCTTTCCGGTGTTGATCCCGCGGAGTTTGATCAATTCTGCAAGACGGTCGAACAGACCCTTAACAAGACGCTCACCGTTGCCAAGCTGGTAAAGCTCTACAAAGCCATGCAGAAACACTTTCAGGGGGGCGAAGGATGAATATTCAGCAAGAAAACCAACGGGCCTGCGACCTGCTTCGCCAAGGGCATGTCTTCGATGCCTGTGAGATCTTTGAGGAGATCGTGATGACTACTGGACCGGAATCGTCTCCAGCATACAGCAATTGGCTATTGGCACAACAGTACCGTGATGACATTGATCACCGTGGTCTCTACATCGACCACCAGCGTTACCAACGCAAACATGCAGTGAATGATCGGGACGTGTTAAGTTTCCCGAATGAACCGGACCGAAAGAAGAAATTACGCATCGGATTTGTCTCACCGGACTTTTACGCACACTCGGTTTTCTTTTTTCTCAACGGACTTTTTGAGCACTACGACCGGGAGCAATTCGAGTTCATTTGTTTCTCTGACCGTGACCCCAAAAAGGAGGATCGCCAAACTGATGTACTGAAGAATAATGTGGATGAATTCTACCGTATTCATGGGCTTGAAATGGAGTTTGTTAATAACTATGTCATCAGCAAAAACATAGACATATTAATAGACCTCGCAGGGCATACAGCACAGAATCGACTGCCCGTATTTATAAGAAGGGCCGCACCCGTACAGGTGACATGGTTGGGGTATCCCGATACAACGGGGCTCAATAACATGGACTGGAGGATCACCGACACCTATGCCCCGACCTACCATTACCACACGGAGCGGGAGATTCTGCTACATCCTTTCATTTGCTACACCCCGGAGCCGAGCTGGGACCGCATTCATATCAGGAACTCCCTAACGGAAGGCAAGACCGTCTTCGGTACATTCAGTGAGCCCAGTAAGTTCTCGCCAACCATCTTGAGGCTCTGGAGTGATATCCTAGAGGCAGTACCGAATTCGGAGATGGTGTTCAAGTGCCGTAGCGGTAGCGATCCGGAAATGCAAAAGAGATTCCTGGAGCGATTGGAGAAGCAAGGGATGCCTATGGACCGGGTAAAGTTGTTGGGCTTTGTGCCTTCCAATTTGACTCACATGGCATCCTATAACTCCATTGACATTGCTCTGGATACGTACCCCTACAACGGAACCACTACGACCTGCGAAGCACTCTGGATGGGTGTACCCGTGGTAACGATGGTAGATGAACCAGGTGCACGCCACTGTGCTCAAGTGGGTCGGGCTCTGCTCGAAGCGGCTGGATTGCCGGAATTGGTGACCCGCAGTGAGTCAGGATATCTCATAAAGGCAATGGAGCTGGCGGAAAATCGCGAGAAGTTACTGGAGATGAAGCAGGGGCTGCGTCAGAAAATAAAAGACAGCGATTTGTGCAATGCTCCAAAATTTGCGGAAAAGTTCGGAAAATTCCTTCGCCATGCATGGGGCGAATGGTGCGGACGCATGCGTAAAGTCCGATAAACACAGGGCTGAAAACTTTTTTGAATTAATTTCAAGAAAGTGTTGACATGGGTGCATAAGTGTGGGATATTCTAACCACATTGAGGGACAAACCTCACCGACCTGACGGTTTCAGGAAGTCCAAAACGAAAGACAGAAAATGAATATTACAGAAATTATCTCAGCCCCTAAAGCAACCCTTTTAATTAAATCTGCTGTAGAACCAGCATTTACAGCATTTGGTTACGATCACCCTGAAAAATATACCGCTACTGCTCAGATCATCAACCCAACAGCGGAGCAAATCGCAGCAGCACAAAAAGGCGAACTAACTACAACCGACAACGGTCGTAACTTGGTTTTGAGTTACCATTACATTGATGATCTGTCTGACAATGTTACCGGAGACTGCTTGGAGTCTATTGGCCAAAATGAACTGAAAAGAAATGGTGTTGATTCAATTTTCCACCTTCATGTCGATGTCGTTGCGTAACGAATATAAACCTTCACCAATAACTTTATACCATGAAAAAAGAATACACCATCTACAGAATCAACGCGTGGCAAAAAGGCGGAAACAGCTCACATGAGCAATACATGGTCCTCCAACCTCATGAGGTCGAAGACTACATCAAAACAAATTTTGATCCCGAAACATGGGATGATGGGGTCTACCATAGCAGGGAGACTGAATACCTGACCGAAAATGAAGCGGAAGAACTCATAAAGTACTACCAATGACACGCATCAACGCAGGAATCCCTCCCCGTGACCTCTCGGACAAGCACTTACTTGCCGAGCATCGGGAGATCAAACGCATCCCGAATGCGATAACCTCTGGCAAGGGCAAGCTGGAGAACCTACCGACTGAGTTCACTTTGGGGACGGGTCATGTGCGGTTCTTCTACGATAAGCAACTTTATTTATTTGATCGGTATCACGATCTGTATGTCGAATGCGTACGCCGTAAATTCAATGTCACGTCTTTTCATGCGGCTTGGGAGGATACCCCAAAAGCACTCTGGAACGACTGGACCCCAACAGCGGAGGCTATTGCCCTCATTAAACAACGAATAAAGGAACGATCATGACAATCGCAGACTACTTCATCCTCACATATCTAGCAGGTATATCCCTTCTATTGGTAGGGGTGTATTTCTTGACCACGAAACGATCTTAACTTTCGCACCCTGGCAGGCATCACAACAACCCTCATCGGTTATTGTCTCTATTGTCATCTAAAACCACCGCCTGTCGGGGTGCATCACTTTCAACAAACTATGAACAGAATACTCAAATTACTTGGATGTCTCTTCCGGGGTTTCCAAAAACCGAAACGACAGTGGTTGGTGTTTTGGTACGAACCCTTTGAGTTCGGTCATATTGATCACGGTCAAAAAATGATCAGTGCCGACACAGAAGAGGAGTCTCGTGAAGTTTTCTCTAAGCAATTCCCACGCTGCAAGATCAGTGGAGTAATGGAGGTCAAATGATGCTTGCGATCAATATTAACAATCGGTTCCGACTTGTCGGGCCACCACAAAACTCACTTTATGATACGCAGGAAGGTGTTTATTGTGGTCCAGAATCGGAGGTCAGGCTTTTTGCGAGCTGGACACCCCAACCTGCTGCTCTTGCCGTCAGAAGGCTATATTCTCCAGGTGCTGCCCGGTATCGGTATCTTTCCGACGAAGAGAAAGAGATAGTGGATTCTTTTCTTGCTGGCTACAAAGCCCCGCCAGTAAAGGAAGGACACATTCACCTGAGAGTGGCGATGGATAGCAAGAACGCTTACGTAAAAGCGGCCCAGGCAGAAGGGAAGAGCCTGAGTACGTGGATTTGCGACAACCTCAACCAAGCGATAACATGATTAAACGACCGTTAGACATCAGATTTGCTGACAAAGTGAGAGATGGAATCAAGACCACTACGGTCCGAGATAAACCATGGCCCGTAAATACACCAATAATGCTCCACCATTGGAGCGGGAAGCCTTATCGATCCAAGCATAAAGATGTAGCGGCAATCAAGGTCACAGGATTCTGGACAATATGTATCTCAAAGTATCGGGATGGCTCAATGCACTATATTTGTGGGAGGAAATCAGACATTCCACTTTACCAAGCAGAAGGATTTGAATCACAGAAAGAAATGGATGATTGGTTCAATAAATTGGTCCAATATGGAGAGACTATTGAAAAAACTCTCATAGCATTCCACACAATTGAGTCATGATTGAATTCTTCTTAGAAGTCGTACCACCGACCAGCACCCACCAAGCAGGGCTCACCATCCTGAAGAACCGGAAGACTGGCAAACAGTTCGTGGGGAAGAAGAAGACCAGTGCAGGGAAGCAAATGCAAAGAATGTTTTGGTCATTGTTGCAGGAGCATGCCCCAAAGGAAATGCTGACGGGTCCACTTCAACTCCAGATCTGTTATGTCTACCCCTGGCGTAAGTCAGAAAAGAAAAGCAACAAGTTTTCGGGGTGGCTTTGGAAGGACACCAAGCCAGACTGCACAAACTTTCCGAAGACATTGGAGGATTGCATGACTGACCTCAAGTTCTGGGAGGATGATAACCAAGTTGCCCAATTGCTGGTCGAGAAGGCATGGGGTGACAAGGTGGGCATTCGGGTGAAGGTAGTGCAACTCAACCCGACCCAGCCTCCAAAGTGGTACAAACAGGAGGAGCGAATGACGTGAAGGGTCGCCTGGATCGAAGGTCGAAACATGCTGCAAATCCGATGCAGCAAACCCTCTTGCCGGAACCTTTTGACGAGGGGCCAAGGGATGATCGGTTGATCCGATTGCATAAATGGGCTGCGATCATGCATCCTGGGCGAGTTTTCAACCGTGGGGAACTCCACCGCATCACAGGAATACCAGAATCTACAATAAGAAAATGGGAGCGTCAAGCTCTTGAAAAACTCAAAAAACTGAAAGAAGTAAAGGAACTCAAAAACAATGGATACAAATAACGCTGAAAAAATACGCGATGCCCTACTTCAGGGTAAAATCGAACCGGGTGACGTGCCCGACGAACAAGTGCCGGAAGTGCTGAAGCTGTTCGCTAGGGACAAGAAGCTCACTGGAGCCGCGACGAAGACCATAAAGGCATTCGAAGGTTATGTGAAGAAACAAATCGAAGCTGGAGTCGAGTACGATGGGTTTTTCCTCAAGCCGGGTTCTGTAGCCAGGGTGTTCAACAAGCTGCCGGGACTCCATAAGAAACTTGCTGCGGATTACGGATGCGATTCAGACACCTTCCGAAAATATTGCTCCATCGCCACCAGTGGAGTGGAAGAAATTGTCAAAGCAGGACTTCCTCCGGGGACTCCTCCAATGGTAATAGCTCAACACATAAATGAGCTTTGTAAAGAATTTGGTACAACCAAACAAAACGCACCAACACTGAAAGAAGTATAAACAAATGAAAATATCATCAGGAAAAATCTCCGCACCTGTTCGGGCTGTATTCTACGGACCGGAAGGAATTGGCAAAAGCACGTTCGGTACATGGGCTCCAAAGCCTTTGTTCATCGACGTTGAACGCGGCACACGCCACTTGGAAGTTGATCGAATTGACGACATCAACGGGTGGGAACATATCGAGTCTGCGGTCACTGATCTCACCAAAGATCACCATGGGTATCAGACGCTCGTTATCGATACCATTGACTGGGCTGAAAAATTGGCGACTGAGTACCTGTGCTCTATCCATAACAAGGATGGCATTGAAGGGTTTGGGTACGGCAAGGGGTTCATTTACGTGAAGGAACTCTTTGACCGTCTGCTCGGCAAATTGGACGCATTGGTGGATTCAGGAATGCACGTTATGATCTTGGCTCACTCCATCAGCAGGAAACATGAAGATCCTGGTCGGGCTGGAAGTTATGACCGCTACGAACTCAAGCTCTCCCGGCATGTTTCTCCGCTGATAAAAGAATGGGCGGATCTGCTGGTCTTTATGAACTACAAGACAGTCATTACCGAAGGTGACCGTGGAAACATTGTCGCTGGCGGAAAAGAGCGTTTACTGTACACCACCCATACTGCGGCTTATGATGCAAAGAATCGTCACGAACTCGACGACATTCTTCCAATGGAGTGGGATGCGATTGCTCCAGCCTTCTCATACAAGCGTGACGCTGCGGCAAAGCCAAAACCAAAGAAGGTGCAGGCAAAACCAAAACCGGAACCACAGTTTGCACCCGTCCAGCCTTTGGAAGAAGAAGAGGAGGAGGATGATATCCCCTTCGATCCGCTCACCGAAGAATCTACTCCTGAGCCTGCAACAGAAGTGCAAATCAATAACTGCAAAAACCTTTGGTTGCGATGCGTCGAGGATTTGGGGCACAAGCCTGAGCAACTGACAAAGCTTTGGCAGTTCTACAAAATTGACGGACCTGCCGGGATGTGGTCGAAACTGACCAAGCCACAAGCCGCCGATGTCATCGGATTCCTTTCCTCCAAGTTGGAAGGATAACAAACAAACCTAAACACACACGAATACATGAAAGTATCATTCAAAGCTAAAGAAGCAAAGTCCTACGAACCATTGGAAGAAGGGGACTACAAAGTTCTCCTCGCCACTGCGTGCGAAGGCACAAGTAAGTCTGGCAATAAAATGGCCAAACTGGAATTCCTTGTTGATGGAACCTCCAGAAAAATCCCTGAAACCATTCCGTTTATGGAGTCTTTGGAATGGAAATGGCAGCAGTTCGCCTCGGCATTCCAAGGTGAGATCGAAGAAGGCGAGGATGTTGAATTCGATGTCACCGACTTTATCGGGACCACTTGCTGGGTTCACCTCAAGATCGACACCTACATGAAGGATGGTGAGGAGAAAAAGGTCAACCGCATCGCCTACTACATCCCTGCGGACTCCGCACCTTCTGCGAAAGAAAAGGCAAAGAAAAACCATGCGGCTCCTGCTCCGGTTGAGAACGAGGACGAAGAAAATGATTCAGTTCCTTTCTAAAAGGTAATTCCTTGATGGAACTTCGACCGTACCAGCAAGAGGCTATTAACGCCGTCAAACGCGATCTCTGGGAGCATCAACGCATCCTGGGGATCGCGGCGACGGGGGCCGGAAAAACGATCATCGCATCGGCATTGATGAGTAAAGCCAACGGGAGAGCTTTGTTCATCGCCGACGCGAAGGAATTGGTTCGCCAGAATGCCGACAAGTTTCACCAGTACACAGGGAGGAGAGTAGGTGTTGAACAAGCATCATTCCATGCCTCTCCGAACGACAAAGTGGTCGTTGCCACTACGCAGTCCATCTCCCGCCGCCTCTACAAGTACCCCAATGATCATTTCTCCATCATCATTGTGGATGAGGCACACCGAAATACGCTGGGAGCACAAGCACAGGAAGTTCTCAATCATTTCCCGAATGCGAAGGTTCTGGGTCTGACGGCAACACCGTGGAGGAAGGACCGAAGACAACTAGGGGAGTACTTTGAGAAGATCAGTTTCGAAATTGGACTACCACGCCTCATTCGTGAAGGATATCTGTCCCGGATATTGATCAAGTCCGTACCACTGCCTATTGACCTGTCTGGAGTCCGCACAAAGCACGGTGATTACAGGGAAGATGACCTTGGGCATGCACTGGAGCCACATTTGGAGGAAGCCGCCCAATTACTGGTGCAGCATGCTGCGGATCGCAAAACAGTGGTATTTCTGCCACTGATCGAAATATCCAAACAATTCCGGGATGCCTGTGAACGGGCAGGGCTTTACGCGGTGCATGTGGATGGAGTGGATCGCAATGCATTGCCAGAATTCACAAAGGGGGATGCCCAAGTCATTTGCAATGCGAGTCTTCTGACCACAGGGTGGGACCACCCGCCGACAGACTGCGTATTTATGCTACGCCCCACCCGGTCACTGAGCTTGTTCCAGCAGTGCATAGGGCGTGGAACCCGGATTTACCCGGGTAAAGAGAATTTACTTTTACTTGATCCAATGTTCCTTACAGATCGCCATAAGCTCATTACTCCGGCTCGGCTGGTGGCTTCCAAGCCAGAGATGGTAGAGTTGATGGATGAACATATGGAAGAAGAAGGCAGCGACCTTTTGGAGTTGGAAGAAGAAGCAGAAGCTGATCACATGGATCGACTTCGGGAAGAGTTGGAAGCCAATCGTAGGAAGCAAGCCCGGATCGTGGACGCCATGGATTTTTGCCTAAACTTGATCCATGCCCCGGATGTCGCCAGCTACGAACCGGAAACCATATGGGAATTACTGCCGCCGACTGAGGGGCAATTGAAATCGTTGGCAAAGTTTGGGATGGATGATATCGGGATATCAAACCGGGGGCATGTATCCAAAGTACTGGACCTACTATTTACTCGGCAACGTGAAGGATTGGCCACACCAAAGCAAGTCAGGCTATTGACCAAACTTCGGTATCCTGACCCCGGCATGGCAACTTTCGAAGACGCAACAAGATTCATCAGTGAGACAATAGGAAAGAAGTGAAAGTAAAGATCGAAGGAAAAAGGACGAAAGATGATGGGCCAACAGATTACAAAGAGATTGCTCGAAACATTCTTGGTAATATCGATTGGCAGGATTCTCAGACGGGGTACTGCTTATGCCCAGGGCATCTTCTACACAGAACTCCGACAGGAAGCAAAGACACCCGTGTCAGCATTCATGACGAACTACCCCCGACAATTCACTGCTTCCATGACTCCTGTAATGCTGAAATCGAACGAGCCAATGCTTTATTTCGGTCTGAGCTAGGAAAGGCCGATGCCCGACTGGAGCGGAATGCAGTAGGGAAACGTAAGTTCCATAGGTCCGTCCCGAAGAAGGAAGACGTTCCCAACGATACTGAACGGTTCCTTTCGTACTGCTTTGATCCGGAAGACTACGTTTCTATTGAAGCCGTGCAGAGTGATGGCAAACCTGGTTCTGGCATGAATCATCTGACCTGTCGTAAATGGATTGGTGGCATTGATGGGGATACGGATTGTCTCCACCCCACTGAATATGGGGGTGAGGAGGTCACTGGATACTATGTGCGGATCAATCCCATTAAAAGGGGTTCACGGGGAACGAATGATGATGTCACCAATTACCGATACATCCTGCTGGAGTCCGACAACATCTCCAAAGAGAAGCAGGAAAAGATTCTTCGCAATTCCGGACTCCCTATCGCGGCCCTCATCGATTCTGGCGGAAAATCGATCCATGCATGGGTTCATGTTGATGCGATCAATCTTCAACAGTACCACCAACGCCGACAAAAGATCTACGATTCTCTTCCCGAAGAGTATGAGATTGATGGGCAATGCAAGAACCCATCCCGCTACTCCCGACTTCCTGGAGCCTTCCGCGGGGATCAGGAGCAAAAGCTTTTAGGACTGGGGATTGGGCCACGGGACTATGAAGCATGGGAGGATGCCAAGGATGAGTCTGATGAAGGTCCAGAGTTCGGGCCGAGGAAGCTTCTGGACTTCGATGTAAA